GTGTAGGTACTGCATACATTCAAGAATTGCGTTTTAACAATTACTGTATGCGTTTACAAAGCCTTTTACAAGGTACATTTGACGAAGAATTTAAACGATACTTGCATGAACGCGGTGTAAACATTGATTCTAGCTTGTTTGAAATTAAGTTTCAACCGCCACAAAATTTTGCCGCATACCGTCAAGCAGAGGTTGATGGACAGAGAATTAACACGTTTAACACACTTCAAGCTATACCTTACATAAGCAAACGCTTTGCTATGAAACGTTTTCTTGGCATTACAGACGAAGAATTGGCGGAAAACGAACGCTTATGGCGAGAAGAAAAAGGCACAGCAACTATTACAGGAACTGATGCAAGTGGTGAATTACGTAGCGTTGGCATTAGTGCCGCTGGCATTGATAGCGATTTAGAATTAGGTGATACAACAGCACCTGAAGACATTGCTCCACCTGAAGGAGCCGCTCCTCCAGGAACTGATACTGGCGCAGGTGTAACTCCTGTGGCAGGTGCAGCCGCCGCTCCCGCTTGATAAATAAACTTATGATACTGAGAGAATTATTTTATTTGGATCCTGAAACACAGAGAGTTAGCAATGACTTTCGTTTCAATGCGGCCCGTGACATAGAAGAATTACAGCGTAGTGACACACGTAAAACAAGATTAACATTAGGTCAAGTTAACGAATTACGCAAAGCATCAGAAGCACACATCTTAGAACAAGAAGAAGAATTGGAGTTTGTACATGAAATGTACGGAGCAACTCCAGCAGCCGCACCAGCCTAACTCCTTAAAAGATAATTACTTTTAGGAGAGTATATGCGCAGTTTTGTGTTTGGCAATGGCAAAAGCCGCCTCAATATTACATTTGATCAAGTAAAACCATATGGTAAAATCTATGCCTGTAACGCAGTTTATAGGGAGTATTCACCTGACTATCTAATAGCAGTGGACCCAAAAATGATAGTAGAAATTGCAAGTTCTAACTATCAAATGGAGCATGAAGTATGGACAAACCCCAATAGTAGATATAAAGATTTTACTGGATTTAAGTTTTTTAATCCTAGTTTAGGATGGAGCTCAGGACCAACAGCATTGAATCTTGCTACACAGCACAAAGCTGATGAGATTTATATATTTGGATTTGACTACGAAAGCACAACTGGTCTACTTAATAATGTGTATGCAAATACACCCAACTATAAAAGATCTGAAGAACCTGCAACATTTTACGGTAACTGGACTAGGCAAACAGAGACTGTGATAAAAGAAAATAAAACAACTAAATACTTTCGAATAGTGGAAAATAACTTTTACGATCCACAATGGCATTATCCAAATTTTAGACACGTAACTTATGACAATTTACGTGAAGTTATGTTGTCTTGGAATAAAAATGCCTAAAATCATGCCATTATAACACGTATTTTGTCATAATATGTAAATATTATTTGACAGCTCACAATCTATAGGAGATTTAAAAATGACTGACCGTTCAAAATTTGAGCAGATGCTCGAACATCTTATTAACGAAGATGAACAAAAAGCTAAAGAATTATTTCATGATATCGTGGTTGCAAAATCACGTGAGATTTATGAAACTCTAATTTCAGAAGATTTTACTGCTGAAGAAGAAGAGGAAATGCCAGGCGAAGAACCAGCAATGGAAGCCGGCGATGACGAATTTTCCAGCGATGACGCAACTGACGACATGATGGGCGACATCGAAGGTGGAGATGAAGAAGGTGAAGGCGGCGAAGACGTAACACTAAGTGGTGGTGACGTTGATGAATTACAAGACCGCGTTGTAGATTTAGAAGATGCATTAGATGCATTACGCGATGAATTTGAAAGCCTAATGGGCGGCGAAGAAGGTGGAGATGACATGGGCGGTGATGACATGGGCGGTGATGACATGGCTAACGCAGGTGTTCCAGAAGAAGAAATGCCACAAGAAATGCCAGCAATGGAAGTGCGTGACGAAGATGACGAAGACGAAAACACAGATGAAGCGTTTATCCGTGAATACGTAGAAAAAGTTACAGCAGCCAAAGGCGGCGATGACGGTGCAAATACAAAAAGCATCGTAGCTAAAAAGAATGACATGGGTGGAACAAGTGGTAACCTAAACAAAGCATTTTCTGATAACAGCAAAGGCGGAACACAAGGTGGATTACTAAACCCAAGTACTAAAGATTTGAATTCAGGTAACGTAAATGTTCCTGGAGGCAAAGCAGGCGTGAAGCACCTAAAAACTGTTTCAGGCGGTCACGGTGCAGAAAAGAAAGGCACTGGCGACAATGGCGCAAATACCAACAGCCCAATTAATGGTGCTCCAGGTAGAGCGAAGTAATTAAAATATGCAAAAGATGAACTATCTTCGTGAAAATCTTAGCTTTGATCAAGCCCGTATGGTTGTCGAAGCGGATGGTGAAAACGGGAAAAATTTGTACATGAAAGGTATCTGTATACAGGGAGGCATTAAAAATGCTAACCAACGTGTATATCCTGTAGACGAGATTGAGCGAGCTGTCAAAACTTTGAACGATCAAATTACTGGCGGATATAGTGTACTAGGCGAAGTAGATCATCCAGATGACTTAAAAATTAATTTGGACCGTGTGTCCCACATGATTACTGAAATGTGGATGGACGGTCCAAATGGTTATGGAAAGTTCAAGATTCTGCCAACTCCAATGGGCCAGCTAGTGAGAACTATGTTGGAATCCGGCGTAAAGTTGGGAGTTTCCAGTCGAGGCTCAGGTAACGTCAGTGGTGACGGAACTGGAAGAGTCAGCGATTTTGAGATTATCACAGTAGATGTGGTAGCTCAACCCAGTGCACCGGGAGCATATCCAACACCAATTTATGAACACTTAATGGGAACAAGAGGTGGTCTTAATGCCTTGCGTATAGCGCAAGAGGTGAAGGGTGATCCTAAAGCACAGCGTTATCTTAAAGAGAGCTTATTAGGTATAATAAGCAAGCTCCAATAAAAAGGAGAATCACATGTTGGATGTTTTGAAAAATCTATTTGAGAACAATGTGATTTCTGAGGAACTCAAAGCTCAGATTGAAGAATCATGGCAAACTCGTGTAAACGAGAACCGTGAAGCTGTCACTCAAGAGTTGAGAGAAGAGTTTAGTCAACGATATGAACACGATCGTCAAGTAATGGTTGAAGCCATTGACCGCATGGTCAGTGATCAACTAGCACCTGAAATTGCTGAATTTATTGAAGACCGCGCTCAGTTAGCCGAAGCTAAAGCCAAGTATGCAGTTAAGATGAAACAAGATGCACAGGTTATGAAGGAATTCGTAACTCGTCAACTAGCTTCTGAAGTAAGAGAATTGCACGAAGACCAAAAAGTCATGGCAGGTAAATTCTTCAAATTAGAAGAGTTTGTAGTAGAAGCACTAGCCAATGAAATTGCCGAGTTTTATAAAGACAAGCAGGATCTAGCTGAAACGAAAGTTCGCTTAATCCGTGAAGGTAAAAAACAACTTGCTGGTATTAAATCCGAATTTGTCAGCCGCGCAGCCAAAATGGTTGAATCTGTAGTTGAGTCTAGTTTGAAGAATGAACTAACACAATTACGTGAAGACATTGACGCCGCACGTAAAGCAGACTTTGGACGTAAAATATTCGAAGCTTTTAGCAACGAATTCCAAACAAGTTACATTAATGAAAAATCAGAAACTGCAAAATTGCTCAAGGTCATAGACAAGAAACAATTTGATGTTGTTGAGGCACAAACTGTTGCCGTAACAGCGCAAAAAATTATAGAAAGCAAAGAGGCAGAGATCCGTGCATTGAAAGAAAGCATGGTAAGAAAATCAACCATGGGTGAACTATTGGCACCGTTAAATTCGGACCAAAAAGAAATCATGGGTGAATTACTAGAAAGTGTGCAGACCGCAAAACTGCATGACAGTTTTAACAAGTATTTGCCTACAGTAATTGAAGGCAATGCTCCGCAGAAGAAACAGGCTCTTGTAGAGGCAAAAGAAATTACAGGAAATAAAATTTCCAACAGCAACCGTAGCAGTGAGAACGACAATAACATCGTTGATATTCGTCGACTTGCTGGACTAAAAATTTAAGGAGAATTTAAATGTCAGAACTACTACACGGCCGTTGGCAGGAAACTAAAGAGGCCCTACTTGAAGGCCTACAAGGTACCAAGCGTTCAGTTATGTCAACTACTCTCGAGAACACTCGCAAGTATTTGTCAGAATCTGCTTCAAC